ATAATCGAGAAGCTTTCTTTCAAGCTTAATTTCCATCTTTTTATTCTTGAAATCATCATAATTTTTAGGTTTTCCAACATTACCATTTTCATCTGGTGATGCATGAAGAAAGCTGTTTACCAGCACAGATGTTTGGAGACCTGGTGTTAATAGACTTTCTCCTAGGGTAATCTCACGAATAACTATTTCTCTGGTATTCTGCTCATCCACACCATTAAATGCTACCGTAAAATCAACCTTCGACTCTTCAATTGGAGGTAATGTAACATCAACCATGCTTTATGATACTCGTCTCAAAAATACTGGTGCATTTCTATTCGCAAGAATGTTAAATTCTGTATTCATTTGTGTATAATATTCTTTCTTTATTACTCGGATGGTACGCTTGGCTTCGTTTAATTCATCCTCATAGTCATAGTAGGTAACAGCATTGCGGTATACTGTCTCAATTATTGTCTGCCCGTCTATTGTTAGATTAACTGGTGTTACATCTTGGATATCCGCTAAATCATCATAATAATCATGTGGTACATCCAATGGATCATCTGTCAATAATGATTTATTGATTATAAATCTATTTTCTGTGGTTACCTGAGCTGCTTGATTTTCTCGTCTTACCACCTTCTCATAATGGTGGTATGATGGTATATTGGTGGTATCCTGTGTCCATGCAACCACCTCATAATCTTCTAGTGTTTCGCCACGATCATCTTCCGCCTGACTACGATACTTATCTGCAATATATTTCTGAAATACAGATGTGGTCAGCGGCCAGTCATATTGAGCGTCTAGCATATCATTGGCATACAATATCATCCAATGCGCTTGTGAATCGCCATATATCTTTGCAGCGAGTATTTCTGGTGTATCGCCATCACGAATAATGTAGCGAATATATGATGAGGAATTGCTTAGAGTTTCACGAATAATAGCGGTGCGGAATAAAAGGTTCCGAATTGTTTCGAAACTTGAATATTTAACACCTGATATCTGATAGCGAATTAATGGGAATTTATCAAAAAAACTGCTCATTCTTAGAATCCTTGGAGAACGCGGCGCTTGTGGACAACTTCAATTTCTCTCACGCCTAAGCTTAGTCTTGCTGCTACTGGATGGCCATTAGAGAATGTTGAATATACTCCCTGTGGTGCATAGTCTACCTCGATACGATCCAGAACACAGGTATTTACTCTTGGAATATTTGTATTTTCTACACCTTTATTATAGAAGGTAAAATCAAATTCAGCAGGCGGAATCCATGTAAAGCCCGCTGTACTCGAATCTAGTTCTGGTGCTGAATGGAATCTAAGGGTACGAATAATAGCCTTCATATTCTCGGATTCTTGCTCGTTTCTTGGTGCCATTAAAAATTCAAATACAAACTGGCGGAGATTTGTTTTTGCAAACATTACTTCAACGCGCGGATTAATTGGATAACCAGCCAGTCTTGATACTTTACCTGCCGAATCACCAACCGCATTGGCCAAAGATGCTCCTGTTTCACCAAATAATGCGCCGGCAACAAGAGCAGCAGCGCCTGTAGCTAATCCACCAGCCATGGCTGTCAAGCTTATTTCTTGAAATTCATTAATAGTATTAAATGTCACAGGATTAGGCATGAACATTGCTATGGATTCTTTAATGCGGCGAGTATATCGAGGAATAGCCAATGGTTCTGCTTTCAAAGCATCACCGCCTGTAATTGGACTAGTACCGCCTACATTTTCTGCATTACCAAAGCGTAGTGTGTCTACCTTTGAAAACTCACCTGACCTTGCACCACCAGGAAATAAATTCTGACCAAAAGCAGCACCGCCGTATGCTGTTCTGGCTGAACCATCACGCGCAAATACAGGAACATTGATATTAATTATCATGTAATGGCCAACATAATCATTGGCTAGATCAGCAGGAAATACGCGGTACCTAAAATCATATTCCGACTGCCCTAGTGAACTATCACTAATATTGTAATCTAAGGCATCGCGCGACCTTATATCAAGTTCGTTAACAACGGATCCTAGGTTTTGAAAAGCACCACCTACATACTGCCCTGCATCAATTAAATCTTGCCATGTGGTCATTTTTTTTCCTTGTGGAATTGTTTTCTATATATTTATATGAAAACTTATAAGGGCCGATATAGCCCAAAGCACCCTGAAAAATATAAAGGTGACCCAACGCAGATCATTTACCGCTCTGGTTGGGAACGCAGGCTCATGGTATATCTAGATGAGAATAAATCAGTTATTCAGTGGTCGTCTGAGGAGATAGCCATACCATATATATCACCTCTAGATAATAGGTACCACAGGTATTTCCCTGACTTTTATATAAAAGCCATAGATAAAGATGGCAAAATCACAGAACAGCTATTAGAGGTAAAGCCTAAAAAAGAGACCAAAGAACCAGCCAAGAAAAAGAGAATAACCAAACAGTACATTACTGAGGTAACTACATGGGGCAAGAATCAAGCTAAATGGAAAGCTGCTGAAGAATACTGTTTAGATAGAGGCTGGCAATTCAAGTTAATTACCGAAGACCATTTAGGTATTAAATAAATACAATTATGGCAAAGAATTACACAAATCAAGAAATCGGCGCATGGATGACGGGCAAGGCTAAGAGTGCTTCTGGCTACCGTAATAAAATCATGTCCAATAAAGAGCGTAATGTACCAAGATATGAGCCTGTAATAGGCAAAATGTATTTCTTCTGGTATGATCCAAAGCACAAAAAAACTCTTCCAATGTATGATCGATTCCCCTTGGTATTTCCCATTGAAGAATACAATGATGGCTTTCTAGGGCTTAATCTACATTATCTCTCATTCGGTGAGCGCAGCGCATTATTAGGCAATTTAATGAAGTTCCGTAATAATGATAAAATGAATGCCACCACCAAGCTCCGTGTCACATATGACTTATTAAATAAAACCAGTAGAATATCTAGTGCAATGCGCCCATGCATCAAGAGATATCTATTTTCACAGATAAAATCACCATTTGTAGAAGTTACAGCAGAAGAATGGGATATAGCCGCAAAATTGCCTGTCGCAGTATGGGTTTCAAAAGGATAAAATAAATGCCTAGTTTTCCAATAAACAATCAACCGACATTCCTGAGAATGCAGGACTTCTTTGCATATTCCTCAGCATTTAGCGGATTGGTTAAATCAAGTCGATTTGCTGTACAGATCGTGCCAAGCGGTATTGATTCATTTCTATCAAGACTTGGTTATAGCGAATTAATGAAGCAATTCACATATCTGTGTGAATCCGCTGAATTCCCCGGTCGTGGCTTTATGAATATGGATATGAGATATTATGGCCCAAACTTTAAGGTGCCATACCAGTCTGATTATCAAGAAACAGCCATGACATTCTTATGCCGTACTGATTCATTTGAAAGACAATTCTTTGATGATTGGATGGAAATAATTAATCCAACCAGCACATTCGACTTTGCTTATAAAGATAATTATAAGTGCCAGATTAATATGTTCCAATTCAGCGAACAGGCACAAAATGCCAATCAAACCGAACCAATAGCAACTTATGCTTGGACACTCCATGATGCCTGGCCTATTCTAGTTAATCCACAGCCTGTTACTTGGGCAGATGATAATTTTCAGCGTCTAGCCGTTTCTTTCTCATATACCAAGTGGACTCGAAAGAATAGAGATCCGCAGTCTGGTACATTCTCATTGGCTCCAAATTCACGCGGCGGTGGTGCTGGTTCTGGCGGAGGACCATTAGAGATTACCATACCTGGCGGTGATTTACCAACCGGGTAATATTTAATTATAAAGGATGAAAATATATGACTTTACCTAAAATTGATGTGCCGACTTATGATATACCTCTGCCATCAAGTGGCAAGACTGTTAAAATTCGACCATTTGTGGTAAAAGAAGAAAAGCTTTTACTCATGGCAATCGAATCAAAAGACAATGAGAATATCATCAAGACCACCAAGCAAGTAATCAATAACTGCATTGTGTCTGGTGATCTTGATCTAGAAAAGATGCCGTTCTTTGATGTGGATTACCTGTTTATAGCACTGAGAGCCAAGTCCATCGGTGAGAATATTGAGACTTCCTATATCTGTAATAATCTGGTAGATGGTAATAAATGCGGCGGTGTATTTGAGGCTGTTATTGATATATCCAATTGCGTCATAGAAAAGAAAGATGACATTAGCATGGATATTATCATATCAAGTAAGATTGCTATAAAAATGAAATACCCATCCTATTCTATTATGAAGATGATTACAGGCAATGAGAGTAATTTCCAGAAGAAAATTCGAATTATTTCTAGCTGTATTGATAGAATTACAAATGGTGATCAGGTATATTCAAGCAAGGATTACTCAAAAGAAGAACTGGTAGAATTCATCGAGGGTCTTACCAGTGAACAGTATAAGAAACTAGAAGAGTTTGTGGACAATCTGCCTTCTTTCACTATTGAAACGAGCGGTGTATGCCCTAAGTGTGGATTCGAACATAATATAAAGTATACGGACTTTACCC